ATGGCGCGGCCGTCCGGCGTGTTGACCGCACCTGGCTCGATCAGCCAGGAGACAGCGGATCGCCTCAAGAAGGATTTCAAAGAGAAATTCACCGACAAAAACGCAGGCGCGGTCGCCGTGATGGGTGATGGCTTGAAGTTCGAGTCGATGACGATGACGGCGATCGATGCGCAGGTCATCGAGCAGCTCAAATGGTCCGGCGAGACCGTGTGCTCTGCGTTCAGCGTGCCCGCCTTCATGGTCGGCATCGCGCCGCCGCCGCCATACACGAACATCGAGGCGCTCACCCAGCAATACTGGTCGCAGTGTCTGCAGGCGGATTTCGAGGATATCGAATGCCTGCTCGCCGAAGGCCTGGGCCTCGATAGCGCGGCGACGGATGAGAATATCGCGGCGAAGTTTGATCTGCGCGTCTTGCTCAAGATGGACACGGCGACGCGGTATAAGACGTGGAAGGACGCGATCAGCGGCGGCTGGATGTCGCCGAATGAGGCGCGCTTGAACGAGAACATGGCGCCCGTCCCCGGCGGCAACACGCCCTACCTGCAGGTGCAAAACTACTCGCTCGCCGCCCTTGCGAAACGCGATGCAGCCGGGCCGCCGTCGCATGTGCCCGCGCTGCCGCCACCCTCATCTGATCCGACGCCAAAGCCAGGCGCAGACGGAGAACCGCCGCCCGGTGACTTCTCGCCGGGAGACGACGTTTCGGCCGGTCAGGCGAAGCGGTTGACTGACAACGAGATGGCGGCTCGAGAACTTGTTATCTGGAAGGCCAAAAAGGTGGAGCGTTATGGCGTTCGACGTTAAAAAGTTCCTCCTTAACCTCTTTGAGCAGCTGGACGAAGTTCTCGATCCTATAGAGAAACGCATCGGTGCTGTGGAAGCGCGCCAGCCGGAACGAGGAGAAAAAGGTGAGCCGGGGACCAAAGGTATTGACGGCGAGAAGGGCACCGCTGGTGATCGAGGTGAGCCGGGGGCCGACGGCCGAAACGGCGCTGACGGTAAGGACGGTGCGCCTGGACGTGATGGTGAGCCTGGAGCCCGCGGTGATGACGGAGCGGCAGGAAAGGATGGCGCGCCGGGTCGCGATGGCGTTGATGGCAAAGATGGACTGGCAGCTGCAGCAGGCGTTGATGGGAAGGACGGAATTCCAGGTGAGCGCGGCGCAGCCGGCAAAGACGGCGCGCCAGGCGCAGCCGGCAAAGACGGCATGCCCGGGCGAGACGGAGTCGACGGCGAGGATGGCAAAGACGGCGAGCCAGGCGCCGAAGGTAAATCGCTGACCATCGACGACATCAGCCAATGGCTCGAGGCGAGCTTCGCCAAATGGGCGCTCGCCGTCGAGCGTCGCGTGTTCGAGGCCGCGGAGAAAGCGATCGCCGCCATGCCTGTGCCGAAGGACGGCGCAGACGGCCTACGCGTCGAGGATCTGCAGCTCGTCGGCCGCACGTTGCATCTCAAGAGCGGCGCCGGCCAGATCATCAAGTCGATCGCGCTGCCTATACCCGTGTATCGCGGCGTGTTCGACGAAGGCGAGACTTACGATGTGCACGACATGGTCACGTTCGGCGGCTGCGTGTGGGTCGCCGTCTCCGATGAAGGCATACGCGGCAAGCCGGGTACGGTCGACGCGTGGAAGCTCGCCGTCAAGAAGGGCCGCGACGGCCGCAACGTGAGGGCGGCGGCGTGAACCTGGTCACACTCAAGCAGGTCAAGCGCCACGTCAACCAGGACACGGGCTTTGACGACCAGCTGCTCGAGCGCAAGCGCTTCGAGGCCTCCGCGATCATCCTCGGCTATCTGAAAGTGGACACCAGCGATACGTCGTTCGACTGGGTGGACGAGCTAGGCGAGCCGACGTCGACGATCCCCGGCGTCGTCACGGCGGCGACCCTTCTCGTGGTGGGAGCGCTCTACGAGAATCGCGACGGCAACGAGAATGGGCCTAAGGCGCTTTCGCAAACCGTGATCGACCTCCTCATGCGCAGCCGCGATCCGACGATGTCATGAGCGAGCTGTTCAAAGTAACGCGCGATTGGGATGGCGAGACCTGCGCCGTCCTGGGCGGCGGCCCCAGCATGTCGCCGGCGATCGCCGCATCGTTGCGCGGGCGCTGCCGCGTCATCGCCGTCAACAATAACGGAGTGGCCACCGTCGACGCCGGCGGCGAGCACCACGAAGCAGCGGCGCCATGGGCAGACGTTCTCTATGCAGCGGACAAGCTGTGGTGGCATAACAATCGCGACGCGGCCGAGAAGTTCGCCGGCGTCAAGGCGACGATGATGCCGAACGGCTTCACAGATTTCGTACCCGTCGTCGATGGCGTCCGGATTCTAGGCAACGGCGGTCCCCGCGGTTTCGACGAGCGGCCCAACTATCTGCGAACGGGGTGGAATTCGGGATATCAGGCGCTGCATCTCGCCGCGCATTTCGGCGTCAAGCGAGTGCTGCTCGTCGGCTTCGACATGCACGCTGATAAAGGCGAGCACTGGCATGGCGATCACCGCTGGAGGCCTGGATATAGGTCTAGGTACGAACTGTTCGTCAGCGCCTTCGAGGATCTCTCCGCCGAGCTGGGTAATCGCGGGGTCGACGTTGTGAACTGCACTCAAGGCTCCGCACTGAAATGTTTCCGGATGGCGAGCATCGAGGAGGGATTGACCGATGGCGTGCAACACGTGCGCAAAGGTGCGCCGCATTTTGCCGGAACGCGTGCGCCGGGCTCTCGAGGAGATCGAGCGGGCGCGCGCGGAAGTCAAGCGGCAGCGAAGGAAGAAGTAAATGGCGCAAGCCGGCTCGTATAGGCGCCGCGTGGATATTGAGCAGCAGATCCAGACCAAGGACAGCACGGGCAGCGTCGTGCCGACATGGCAGCCGATCTGGAAGGCCGTGCCGTGTTCGATCAATCAGTATCAAGGGCGAGGCCACGAGGTGTTCGCCGCGCAGCAGGTGCAGGCCGACGTCACGTGGAAGATCTCGTTTCGCTGGCGCCCGGATATCGATGCGAGCATGCGCATCGTCGAATACCTGGACGCCGCGCACACGAAGTCGACCGTCTACAACGTCGAAGCCGTGCTTCCGGACGCGACCAACAGACGCGAGATCACCACGATTTGCCGCACGCGCCTGTCCGCGGGGTTTCGCACCGATGGCGCTTGACCCCAAAGACTTCGGACTCGCGGGCTCGGCTCTGCTCATTCAGAAGCTGCAGGCCTTGGGCGCGCTCGACGACGGCAAGATCGCGCGCGGTTCGGTGCGCGCCGGTATGACGGAAACGTTGAAGCTCGCGCAGACGAAGATTCCCGTCGGCACGCGTGTCCACAAAACCTATAAGGGACGCGTGGTCGCGCCGGGGTTCGGCAAGGCGAGCCTGCGCATCGTCACGACGACGAAGACCGACGACGGCCTGCCGGCGGCGCTGCTCGGCGTGCGCAAAGAGGCCTACTACGAGACGCAATTCCTCGAATGGGGGACGAAGAAAATACGCGGCACGCACTGGCTGCTGCAATCCTTTAACTCATCGCAGAGCGCTATGCGCGGCGCGATGGTCACATACCTGCAGAAGCGTCTCTTCAAGATCGTCAAGGACGGCACGCCATGATCCTCGAGGAAAGCCTGTTCTCGTTCCTGTCGTCGGACACCGCGGTCGGCTCGATCATCGACGATCGTGTCTTCGGCCAGGTTCGCCCGCAGACCGCACCGCTTCCCGCCATCGTGTACACGCGCGTTTCGCCGACGCAGCGCACGCAGACGCTGTGCAAAACAGACGGCAAAGTCCGCGCCTCGTTTCATCTCGAGTGCCAGGCCAAGACCTATTTGGGCTCAAAGCAGCTCGCAAAAGCGGTGAGACAAACGCTTACAGATTTCGCCGGGGACATGCATGGCACGCGGGTGGCCTCGGTAGCGCTGGACGACGAGTTCGACGTCGTCGATCCAGACCCAGGGGTGTACGGCGTGTCGCAGATTTATTTTATTTGGTTCACCGAGGAGTAACAGGCAATGACTGATCCAACCGGCGTTTCGGCCGATACGATGATTGGTAACGAGTTCAAGTTCAAAGTGGGTAACGGAGCGACGCCGGAAGTGTTTTCGAACTTCTGCGCGGTCGTCGACCCGGGTTCAATCGGCGAGTCGAGCCCGCTGATCGACGTGACCGCGCTGTGCGATG